CGGCTCGGGAGCACCGGACGCTCTGCGGGCAGATCGAGGCGATGACAGAGGACCGGGCGCGGGCGCTTGGGATCCCGGTGCCACCGGTGGATGGCAGCCGATGACCCCCGAAGACATCAGCCCACCTGACCAGCCCTTCCGGCCGCCGGGGGTGAGGTGGCTGCGGGCCAAGATCAGGCGATTGGAGGCAAAATGAGAGGAGGCACACTATCGGCGGTTGAGGGCGCGTCCATGAAACGTGCCGGGCGCCCTGGGGTCTGGAGTCGCGAAGCGGTCCAAGCATTGGCATCGGACTGCGTGACGGTGACCGAGATTGACGGCCTGCTATGCGCGGTAGTACCGTTAGAGATTTGCGGCGGAAGAGTTTACCGACGCATCAGGCCGCTACTTCGGTTTTCGGGCGCAAAGGCATACGCTCGACATATAAGGTGGTCCCGATTCTGGGGGAGTCAGCGCCACACGCCGCGCGTCCCGTTTATGTGGTGCTGCTATCCACCGCAAAAGCCAAACCAAGATCAGGAGTCCCGATGAAGCGCACCCTACCAAGCGGATGGGGCGGGGAACGCCTCGCCCGCCTCTCTGCCTGTAGGGTGCGCCGCTGGTACCGACGGCGCGGGTTCCCCAATTTTGTCGCGCTGGCCTTCGGGTGGAAGGGCAGCTATCCTACGGCGGGGATCCGGTTCGGACTCCACCGCTTGTGAGCGGCAATCAGCCCTGATCCGCGTCCGGCGTAGGCTCCACTGCCTTCTTCGGCTTGCGGGCCGATTGGGCAGCTTCCAGAGCTTCCAAGCGGACAACCAGCGGGGCAAGCTGCTCCTGCATCAGCGCCATGGCCGTTTCTACCGCGTCGTCACTGCTGACGGTCTGGGCTTCGGCGATGTCCTTGGGCGGAAGCTGCATCCCGTAGACGGCGGCGGTCGGGTCCACGGCTTCGGCGCGCTGCCCACCGAGGGCGGCTTTGAGCACGATCACGGAGGCACGGAGCGCGGGGATGGCCGCGTCCGGGTCAAGGCCACCTTGCAGCATCATCGCCAGCATGAGGCTGGAGAGTTGCACGGGCTTCAGGCCAACGGATGCCTGGATCTGTTCAGCCTGCACATAGAGTTGATGAGCTTTCGCGGGGTCAATCATGCGGTCCTCTTGAGGAGTTGTCTACGGAGCTTGGAAACCCAGGCGAGCCCTGGATCTCCCATCCAGAGGCCATGCGCGACACGGCCGGGAGAGGGGTAGCCGGGCTCGCCACGTCGGAAGCCTTCGGCGGATTGGTCGGAGGCATGGCGCTGGAACCACGCCCATGCTGTGAGGGCTTTCGCCGGACTGATCGGCTTCCCGGCTGCGAGGCGGCGCGCCCATGCGACCGTCGCGGGTTGCAACCCATCACCGGAGAGCCCGGCATCGTGCCACCGCAGCGCGCGTTGCAGCTCTTCCCGCACAGCGATGGGGGGCGACAGCGACACGCCATCCAGGGCGCGGGCATCGAAGGCGGCGCGGTCCTCCTCTGGCAGCTCGGCTATGCCCCGCTGTTCCAACTCGGACAGGCGGGCGTCCAGCCAGTCCAGAAGGCCGGTGCGGGCGACGCGGTGGACCACCGGATCCGGGGCTGCTGCGGGGCCGTAGACACGGCGGTAGGCGTCGGCAGCCTCCTCCTCATCCATGGCTCCCAGGACCACCTTGTCCTCGTCAAAAACGCCGCCGGGGGAGTGCTCTACGATGTAGGCAATCTGCCCGTCGCCTCCCAGGTAGAGCACATCCACCGGCTCCCCATCGGCGCCAACGGTGCCGGGGATCTCCCCGTAGGCACAGGGCATCCGTACAGCCCACGCCTTGCCGTCAGGACCGAGCCCGCTGCGGATTTCGCCGGGAAGCACCTCCAGATGGAGCGGGATGGTTTCGCTGTCGGTCGTAGCGGTCGGCACTGCACTTGCGACGGGCGCGACGGGGACCATCTCGGCAGACCAACCGCGCGGCCCGAAGCGGGAACGGGCGACGGTGGCGGGGGCTACCACGGCATTCTTCAGATAGATTTCGTCCGTTTCCGCCACGGTTTTCTTGTTCTTTGACTCCCCGATGGCGGTCAGTTCTTCCAGGGGGTGAAACCGGACCTCCCACCGCTGCGGGATGACGCCGCGCGTTGGTCCCTCGCTTTGGGCGTAGAGCGTGCGATAGAGACGGGTGAGCTGCGGTTTGATGCGGAACTTCTGCTTTCTGCCGACCATCCCGTTGTACATATCCCGGTGGCTTTCGCCGTCGCTGTTCAGCCCGCCGGGTGAGTCGCCAAAGAGCTTGGTCTGCGGGATGTCAGTGGCGGCAGACAACGCCTCTTTTGCTCGGGTGGCGATGTCATCGAATCCGGTAAGGGACAGGTTTCGCTGCTCATAGGAGTCATCTTCGCCCAACAGAATCATGTTGAGCAGGCTGCGGCCCTTGCTCATGGCCAGCATCTTGAGGTTGAACGCCGCCTGTTGGTCGCCGCTGGCTTTGGCGCGTAGACCGCCCACCTTGACGACAGGGATGGACAACTCTTGAGAGTGCACCGCTCCGGCCTGGTCTACCGTCGTCAGTGCGTTGATGGCATCCCAGGCGCTCTGAAGGCAGCTATAGGACGCGCCCCCCATGGCGACCATCTCACGGGTAGAGGCCGGATCTCCCCGGAATACGAGAACGCGCGTCCAGTGGACCATCACGCTGTTACTGCCGACGCCGGGGTTCACCTGCCACATCAGCACGTCGCCGAAGTTCGGGCTTGCAGCGTCGGTATCCCAAAGGATGGCCTGGGCTTCCAGCTTGGAATAGGCATGGATCGCAGTCACCCGGCGGAGGGCGGCGGGGTCAAGGGGCTGAGAGAGTTTCAGGCCGTCTTCGGCCACCAGAACCAGCAAGCCAAGGCCGTACTTGCGCGCGTAGGCGTAGGCGGTGGCGACCTTCAGATCGACCTCCAAACGGCGATCCTCGTCTGCCATGGGGTCCACATCCGCCGTGGGATCCTGGACGTACCAGCCGGAGCGGGTGGCGTCTTCGGCCACCATGTCCACAATTTTGCGGGCATAGGAGCTGTCCCGGTAGAGGGCTTCCAGTTCCGGGTCAGAGAGCGGCTTGGCCTGCGTATTCGGCCGCCCTGCAAGCCCTTTATCCCCCTTTGTACCCAGCCCGCTCATGGTGTTCATGATCGAGTCCATCGCTGCCCACATAGACGACGCGAGGCCGGTGGAGGGCTGCTCCGGCGTGCGGGCCAACTGCCCAAGGGGAGGGGCGCCGGTGGGGATGTCCGGGCGCCGTGCAAGTCCAAGGCGCTGCAATAAGAGCCACATGCCTATCTCCTGAGCAGGAATCCATAGTCTGCTTCGACCTGTTCTTCAAACGGTATGCCGCCGTCTAAGAGGTCCGCTATCCCGTAGCGCACGCCGTCTATCGCGTGCTTCAATGCCTCCTCTTTGCCGGTGTAGTTGCGGATAGAGGAGAGGAACGAAGTGCAATCATCCACCACAAAAAAGCGATCCTCTATCATCGCGTGAGACATCCCGCCTTCGCCGAAGCTCACGCTGCCCTTGCCCTTGTCGGGTACCTCGAACGTGAAAGGACAGCGGGAAACCTTGAGAATCCGGGCTATCGCGCGCTCCATCTCCTCGTTGCAGGACGAACCGGCTCCCAGCTTGCCGGAACTGTTGACGTCGCCAAAAGCGCGGGCGATCTCCCTGGGGTCGATCCCGACGGCGCGGATCATGTCCACCACGCCCACCGCGTCCTGCATCGGGGTGGTTCGCTCCTCACTGACGTACTCTCCGAGGACCACATAGGTATAGGGCTCCCGGTTGCCTACGACGCCTTGCAGGTAGAAGGCGGTCTTCCCAGGCCCTTCGCCGTAGTCGCCGCTCAAGCGGTAGTGGCTGATACCGTAGGCCAGCGCATCGGCCAGCGACAGGACATGATGCTCTTTGAAGGCGGAGAAGCGGCGGCCTTCGGCTACGCCTTCCCAGCCCCCATGGATGCGCTGTGCGGCCTCCCATGCCGGGGTGCGGGCGATCTGTGCGGCGATGCTCTCCGGCGCCCGATGTGGCGCGTTTTCCGCAGAGAGCGGAATCACGATCTGCGTCCAGTCCTCCTTGGGTTTTTCGCCGGATTTGGGGTCGCCCTCCACCTCTTTGCGCAGCCATCCGACCGGGCGGCCAACCGCCGTGAATCCGATCAGGGTGGGGCCGTTGGAGGCAGAGAGACGGGCGCGGGCTGCTGACCAGTGCCCTGGCTTCGGGGGCTCATCAAAAAAAACCGCATCGACGGTATCGGACTCCATCGACATCGCGTCCTGTGTGCCGGACTTGAACTCGATTGTGTAGCCGTCGGCCAACACAAGCCACGTCTTCCGCTTCCCCTTCTGGATGTAGCTGTAGCCGGTGGCCGCGTCCCAGGTGCAGTTTGGATGCAGGATCCCCGGCGGCTCCAACGCCCGCAGCTTCTTGCAGAATACGTGATAGCCCGACTCGAAATCCTTGATAATGCACCATGCAACATTATAGGTCTTGCCTACAGTTCGCCATGGGTGCGATCCGGTGGCCTGCCACCAGACCTCGGCACAGACCGCGTGTGTCTTGCCGATCTGGTTGGCGGCGCGTACCAGCCGATTTTGCGCCTGCGAGCGGTGGATCTCCTCCTGTCCCGGCGACATCCCGCCCTTTCCCGACTCCAGAATCCGGTACTGGAGGAGGGGATCGCGGGCAATCCGGGCCTGATCCGGGGGTGGCAGATCCAGCATCTTCTGCCGCGTCAGGATGAAGCGGCCCGTGCTCATGTTGAGAGCTTGGCCATCAACGCCTCGACTTCAGCGGCGTAGGGCACCTCTACCTTGATTTGCCGCTGTGCTCCACCCGCTGCAAAGCCGGACCCTCCGCCCGCTCGGCAATCCGAAGCGCCGCCTGCATCGCCGCCACCTGCGACTGTACCGCCACCACCTCGTAGAGCTGATTCCCGCCAGGATCCTTCTTCAGCCTCCCGAGTTCGTCAACCTGTGGCCGCAAGCCCTGCACCAACGGCTGAACGTGCATCACCATAATATCGTCCAGCTTCCGCGCCTGCACCAGCCGCTTTGCCACATAATCCGCGTCCCGCTGCTTCCTCCCCTCCACCACCTCGGGAGAGTTGCGCCACCGCTTCAGGTGCTCAAGGCTGATAAAGTCCCCCAGCGGGCGCTTCTCTCCCTTCTTCGCCGGATACTTCGGATTCCCACGCCCGCCACAGAGCACACCTTCGGGCACGGGGATCGCCACCTCGCGCGCCTGGGATGGGGACATCCCTTCGATGATGAGGAGATCCAGCGCCTTGCGCTTGACCCAGCCGGGGATTCGGGGTTTCA